CTCTCTGCCTAAAACAATATTTATGTTTAGAAAATTATTGGATTTATGATTTTGGTAAAATGTTTAAGCCGTAATATGCCATGAAAGGTGCAAGGAATGTGCCATCACCTAGTTCTTTTGAACTCCATTGAATACTAGTTAAACAATTAAAAACTTTTTGTCTTTCCAGATCTGAAGGATAATATAAATCATTTATTTTTGAAATACTGTCTACACTATAATCTTTTAGCACACCTGGCACTAAAGATATCACAGGCACTCCTTCTCTTAATGCTTCTGTTACAGCCATGGTATGTAAACTAATTACGCAATAAATGTTGTCTAAAGAATCACAAAAACCTCGTGAACCTCTAGACTTCTTGTTTCCTTTTTTTCTTATTTTTATAGGTTTATTTGTGTATTTCTTAACTTCAGTTTCTACTTCTGCTATCCATTCGTCAACAGACTTTTTAATTCCATAAAAGTCTAATCCATTTTGACTAGGAGCAACAATGTATACTTGTTCGCCTTTCTGCCATTTTTTAATTGGCATATTAAATTTATTAAATCTTGAATTATCAAATCCTTGTTTAATTGTAGTAACTTGATTTTCGTTAAAACAAATTCGCCAAAACTTTGGTTTCCACCAATTACAATAACCTTTTTCAACATTAAAATAATCTATTTTACGTTCATTAAGAATTTGATGCAGTCTTGCTCCGGTATCATGTCCACCAACTCCACCAAGTATCACCAAATCACCTTCTTTAAATTCTTTTTGTTCATCGGTGTGTCCATAAACTACAGGTGTACCCGTTCTAGCAAATATTGAATTTGCTACCCATACAGCAGTTCTATATGAAGTGCCTTTGTCTAAACTTTTTGGAAGTATAATTCTATTGTAGTCTTTATCCATCTTCTCCAAGATCCTTTAAGAATTCTCTCAATTTAGTTCCATCTGTATCAGTTTTTATTCTGCCTACTGTGTCACCTTTTGTTGGATCTGGGGGAGTAAGTGCCTTAGTGTCTGCGTCATCTGTGACTGTCGAAGTTTTCTTTAATGAATTATAAATTGTGCTCTTACGTTTATCAAATTCTTGATATTCTGAATCATCAGAAAGGTCTCTTATTCTTAAACTGTCTACGTCAAACTCTAAATCAATCTTCATACCAACACCACTAGAACTTCTGGTTTTCATAAGTTGTATCTGATATCGTCCACGTTCTCTCATTGCTCTACTTGTGAATATACCAAAAACATTATCAGCAGTTTGTATTTTACTTAAACCACCTGCTATGTGCGAATGATCAAATTCTATTTCTTCAACTGCACCTCTATTCAACTGTGATGCTGTTACAAATATAACATTTAACTCCATAGCCAAGTTTCTAAGTTCTTCTGATACAAATTTATCTTTTACAAATAAATCACTTGGACTTACTTTTTTATTGATTGGCATCATTAAATCTAAGTAGTCTACAAGGATTACATCTAGTTTTGTGCCAGTTTTAATTTCATATTCTTTAATCCAACTTCTCAAATCATTTGTAGTTTTTCCGCTAGGCATATATTTGATCTGTAATTTTCCTGACTTTTTGCCTAGTAGTTTGACTTTCATTTCTACGCCATCTAAGTCTTTGAATATTTCTTTTGTTGGAATATCAGTTAGCATTGAATCAACCCTCATACTAACAAGTGGCTCACTTAATTCAAAAGATACATACGCAACATTCATGCCATTGAGTACCCAGTTGCAACCTAAGTTTGCAAGGAATAAACTTTTACCTGCACCACTACCACCTGCAAATATATTAAGTTCACCTTTGTTAAATCCGCCAAACAATCTTTTATCTAATGTTGTCCAACCTGTGCTGACTTGTCCATTTTGATTCTTTAATCCCATTAATCTTGACTTTGGATCATCGAAATAATCTGTGCCTAAGTCTTTATGCAATCCAATCTGTACTGCCTTTTTGACCAAGTCTTCAACTGGACCATATTCACCTTTTTCAAGCATATCAGCAGATTTTAGTATCGCTCTTTCTAAACTTTTGTGTCTTATGAAAGTTTCAAAGTCATTTAGTAACCAATCAAAATGTTCTTCAGTCAGTTGTTCTGTTTGTTTTAAATCTATGTTACAAGATTTGTTAACCATTTCATATGTTGGAAGATTGTTGTATTCAGTCACGTATTTGTTTATAAATTGTGCTGTTTCTTGAAGTTTACGATCAAATAACGAAAAGTCAAATATAGACTGACAACGCACAAAAGTTTCTGCGTTTGCCAACATCATTTCTAGATATAACTTTTGTATGTCATATCCATAGTCTTTATTCTGTTTCGCCATGTTCCTTATTATACCACATTTTTTCTTGAAAGTCAATGTGTCTGTTGTATTTGGCAAGGACTGCCCCAACACAACTACCAGGATCTCCTGGATTTTTTGGAACCCATATATCATCCCAAACCGATTCCAATTTTGTACGTGCTGTTTTATTCAAAGCACAACCACCAACCAAAACTATATTAGATGTTTTAATGTGCATTTGTATCCAAGAACTTGCACACATTAATACTTGTTCAAAAATATGTTGTGTGGTTGCGGCAATGTCTGCCATATCTTGTTCTGAGTTTAATTCTGGTCTCCACCAATTACAGCCTCTATGGAAATTAAAATGCGTCTTGAATGGAAATCTAGATTTCACTAATTCTTCCATAAACAATCTGTAGTTCTTTCTCCAGTTACCTTTTTTGGCTAGTTGTTCAAATTTGTGTTCTTCTGCATTTGCTTTCAGTCCTACTCTTTGTGTCATAGCAGAATAAAATAAACCAATGCTATGCGGATATGATTGTGTATAAACTTTTTTAAGATGATCGCCATGTCCATGCCAAATAGTAAATGTTTCAAACTCTCCTATACTATCTAATACCACAACTGCGGCGTTCCTAAAAGGTGATGTGTAATACCCGTAAGCGGCGTGACTATGATGATGGTCAACATATTCAATTGGTATGTTGTGTACTCCTGATCTCGATAAAAAATTTTTTATATTATTTTCTTTCCACTTCCAACCTTGTCCTGATTTAAGTTGTCTTAAAGTTTTTTTCCAGGGTTTTTCATAAAAATAAATTTTTGCAGGAAAGGCCCATTTAGCATTTGATCTCACAAAAGCCATCATTTTAGGACATAAACTAGGATCTCCTGGAATGCCACTAAAGTCTTTTGACACACCTGCCCAATGCAGTTTCATATGATAATGATCAGAGAGTCCTTGTACACGCCATTCCATTACGGCAATACTTGCATCGTGATTATTTCCTGTTACCCCCCAAACGAACATATTCTTATTTGTATATAAATGGATCTCTTTTTTGTAGTTCTTTAATTTTTTTCTTATATTTTATACGATCTATAATCTTGATTATAGGCCAGAATATAAAAGAAAATATTTTCTTTATATAAACCATTTTTTCATCCTCAGTTTAATTTTTAGTTGCGATTCTTCAGCGTTCTTTACAATCGAGTATAAAGTATGCAGTCTACCATATTTACGCACGGCATCATTTACATCTCCAATATCTTGACTCCAATCTGGCATACTAACACTCCACCCAGCCTCCATCGCATCATAGACAAGTTTCTGTCCTGCCTCATCTCTATCAGGAACAACTATTACGTGTTTGCCTAAACTGTTTAGAAGTGCTGTTTGTTGTTCTTTTATTTCACTTCCTAGTAATGCAACACCATCTATTGCGATAGCATCAATTGGACCTTCTACTGCAACCACATATTTCCTATCATCTGTTTGCTCATCTGTGTTAAAAACATACCCTGGTTGCTGTTCTGACAAGTATTTTACTTTGCTTTCTACTACTTTTCTTGCTGTGTAGCCTACTACTTTCTCTCTATAATAGAAAGGAATAATTAATCTATCTCTGTATCCTGCTTCCGGAGTCCAGTAAAAATCATAGTCATTTAAATTTAATTTTCTAGTAGCAATATATTCTAAAACTTTAAACAAGTCTTTGTCTATGCCGCCCGGCTCTAGTGCTTTGTAGTCTGCCCATTCATGTATAGGCTTAGACTTTGCTGGCAATTCTTTAGATACAAATTTAGGAAGTGTTATAAATGTTTTGTGTCCTGTAGCGTCAGTTTTGGTTTGTAGGACTTGCAGTGCTAATTTTGTAATGGTGTCATCAGGAACGTTTAACCATCTCATAAATTTTTTCATTTTAAAAGATAGATTACGACCATTCCTCCAACTTGTTTTAAATCCACAGTTGAAACAATGAAAACTTACACCTTCATCTGCATTTGCAATCAATCCGCCTCTTTGTCTAGTGTCAGGAGTGGTACCATTATGCTCACAACAAGGAGCATTGAAAGCCAACCATCCACTAGGAGTTTGTTTGCGTTTTGCAGGCAAGTAAACTTGTAATGCATCAAACACAATATTCATGCATTAATAATATAACCTTTTGGTTAAAAAGTCAATTAATTTCGAACGAGGATTTTGGAAACACTACCAGATGTTAGTGTATGTTTGAATCTTATGTGACTGAACACACCATTGAAGTTTCTGTATACCAAACTGTCCGAAGCGGATGCTGTGAAAGTATCCAAATCGCTCCAATTAGATGTGCCAGCATTTGTATCTAATGTTCCTTGAACAACAATAGTGCCTACTGCACTTGCCAAATAATATGCCGCTGTATGTAATGCTGAATTACCATTTATGGCTGGCTGAGCATCAACAGCCGAGGAAATATAGATACCGCTTGATGGATTATCTTCAGTGAATGTGCTGATTGATACAGATGCTAATGGTCCTGGAAACTCTTCTGATTGGACTTTCATTGTGCCTCTGTTGTTAAAATTCGTTCCTGAACTTAACAAAGTTTTTGCATTTGTACTATCGTTTTCTAAAAATATCGAGTATGAAAGATATTGTGCAGGAACATTTAATAGATCATTTTCAGTAATTGTAATTGTAAAATGACCTTTCTTTGTTGTTGCGGTTTCGATTATTGTGCCGTCTCTTTCAACTAATAATCTGTTGTTTTCGTCGTACAATTTAAATTTAGGTGTGTATGTGTTAAGGATTGATACTGCTTTTTGATCCGCATTCAGCACATTAAACTGAACTGTGTTATCAATACCTCTTACAACATTAATATCTCTTGTGTACACTGGTCTATACTCCGTTACTTCTCCAGCCAGATTTGCTATCAGGCTTACACTGTTATTTAATAAATATTTTGGCACAAGTTGCATAATCTTTAATAATTTTATTGTATTTATTGGTTTTATAATGCTGTTAGACGACATAGAGAAAAACTATCCTTACATATCCGTAGTAGAATACGGTGGGCAGGAATATGTGGGAGTAATCAACAATCAGGACAATTCAATCACCAGTATGTTCATATTCACCGACATACCTAATTCAGAAAACAAGGAAAAATTTATAGATTTGTGCAAAACATGGTGGTTTGAATCCAACAGAATGATACCAATCGGAATATTTTTACGTCAAGAGATGGAAGCATTTAAACCTATCATGATGATAATGAATACCAAAGATGTGCAAGTAAAAATTGGACCTGTCACAAGTTTAACTAATCTTGCAATGAAACGTAGTAAAAGAAAATCAGTTCAATTAGTGCGAAAACCCAAGTAATCAATCAAATAAAAGTTTTGCAAGTCGTTTGTTACCTTTTTTATCAAGGTAATTTTTTACTCTTTTGACTTTCCAATCTTCGTAAGGGAAAACATATGTTGGGTGATCAGTTTTGTCTTTACCCCATTTAATCTTATTCCAAATTCTT